ATACTAAATGCTGTTGCATGTTTTATTCTTTTAACAGGATTATTAACAAAACTATTTGATACCCTACCAATTTAATGGCTGGCGGTATCTACAACGAAACATATTTTAAAAACTACCCTGAAGAAAAAGACAGGGACGGTGTGCTTTATGGCATAGTATTAGTTAACCAAAAAACATGGGAACGAGAAACTATAAAAGTCGGCATCGCAAAAGGAAGAACATTCAAAGACGTAGTCAAAAGAGGGCGTGGGTTTACAAACTACGACATCAGAATACAAAGGATTTGGACGGGAACGATTTACGATTGCTGGAGATGGGAACAGAAACTACATACTCAGTTCCAGATTGATAGACACCAAACAGCACATAAATTTGGCGGACATACAGAATGTTTTGTAATGTCCAGCAAAATATTGGAGGCATTTCCAAAAAAGAATGAAATATTTAGGGATTAGTGAGGGATTTCACGATGCTGGTGTAGCTGTCGTTGAAGATGATAGGTTATTATTTGCCTCTCATGTAGAACGATACACTAGAAAGAAAAATGATGCGTGGGTTCCCGACTGGTTAAAAGAGAATCTATATCAAGAGTTTCCATATGATAAAACAGTTTTTTATGAACATACTGAGATTAAAAATGCCAGACGAGAAATGTACGAAATGGCAAAGACAACGAATGGCAATGAATATGATATTAGAGGTATCTTTCATCATCAAAGCCATTACGCCGCTGCTTATTATACTGCTCCTTTCATTCCTGACAGCACAGTAGTAATTGATGCTATCGGAGAATTTGATACAGCAAGTATTTGGGTAGATGGCAAAAAGGTATGGAGTAAACAATATCCTTGGTCATTAGGATTATTTTATAGTGCTATAACAAAGCGTATTGGATTAACCCCTAACGAAGATGAGTATATAACAATGGGTATGGCTGCTTTCGGTGACTGTACTGTTGATATGATAGACTTTATAAATGAGAATCATCATAAGGGAATCAAAAGAAATAAATGGTTTTGGCATACTGCTGAAGATATAGCTTGTTCAGCACAGAGACACTTAGAAATTGAATTACTAAAAATCTTTCATAAAGCAAGAGAGTACGGTCCAAATGTGGCTTATGCTGGTGGTGTTGCACTAAACTGTGTAGCAAATAGTAAAATTCATGAATTATTTGATAATATGTGGATTTTTCCTAGCCCTGGCGATGCAGGTAGTGCATTAGGTTGCATACTTGCCCACACTAAACAACGGATTAAGTACGATCATTGCTTTCATGGATACAACATTGATAGAAGTGTTAATCCTAGAAAAATAGTAAAAAGACTAAATTATAATAAGGTAGCAGGAGTAGCAAATGGAAAAGCAGAGTTTGGCCCTCGTGCGCTCGGTAATAGGTCTTTGCTTGGTGATGTCCGCTATGATATTAAAAATACAGTCAATACCATCAAGCGTAGACAAAAGTTTCGTCCTTTTGCCCCAGCGATTCTCGAAGAGTTTGCAACAGAATACTTCGATGGATATGTAAATGAATATATGCAATTCGTTGCTAAGGCAAAACATGATTACAACTCAGTAACTCATGTTGATGGAACAGCAAGAGTACAAGTAGTTAAAAAGGATTGTCCTTCAATACTACGAACAGTGCTAGAGGAATACTATGAAATAACAGGCGTCCCTATGCTTTTAAACACAAGTTTAAATGTGAAAGGGCAACCAATGGTTAATACTTGGGAGGACGCACTAGATTTTCAGAAAAGATACGGAGTAAAAGTATATTGAGTTTTAAAGAAAATAATTATGACTTATACTTCAATGGTTGCAGTTTTGTGCAAGGCTCAGAGCTGCAAGACCGTTTTGAAAATGTATTCTGTAATTTAATTGCTAATCACTTTAAAGTAGATTGGTTTAGAAACTCCAAAGTTGGAGGAAGTAATGATAGAATCTGGCGTGTTACTATGGAAGACATTATTTCAGGACACAGACCAAAGCTAGTTATTATAGGATGGTCGGGGCCAAACCGACTAGAATATTTAACAAGCAAGAGAATTTGGAGACAAGCTGGATTTTTATCTTTCAGGTATGATAGAAAAAGTCTAAAAATAGCAGACGATGTAGAAGTCTTCGATCATCCCGACATGACTGTACCCCAGTATAATGGGTTGAAAAATTATATAAAATTTGTGAGGTCTGTAGAATATAATCTTATTGATACACTTAATAGAATGATATCATTAAGGCATTTTCTAAACAGTAAAGGGATTCCTCACTTATTTTATTGGATGTCAAAAGGACAAGTTACTCCAGTTATAAAACAACTCAACAAGGAAAGACTAGAAGGAGCTAATATAATATGGAGTCCCCAATGGCGTATGAAAGAAAAACATTACTACAAAGAGATACCAGAGTTATATGATGATGGCTGGTATGAGTGGACAAAAGGAAAAGTTCCTTATGGGAAAGGCGACCATCCATTAGAGGAGGGTCATCAGTTAATCGCTGATAGAATAATAGAGGATATTTATGATAAAAATTTGGATAAATTCTTTAATTAAAAAATGGAAAGCTTTATGCTTTCAATGGAAAAACAGAAATATGGTAGAAGATACCCATATCTATGAGGAGGATTAAAAATTTGATTTACACTTTATCCATCACCTTCCCAAAAATAGTTCTTGACAGATGCTCAAACTTTTTGTATAATATATTATATATTTGAGAGAGAGAAAGAATTGCAAAAAATTATACCACCAACTTTATGCCCCGCTTGTGATAGTGGATTAGAGTTAGTAAACGACACTTTATACTGTCGTAACGACCTCTGCCCAGCACAATGGGACAAGAAATTGGCAGGTTTTGCAAAATCTCTTAAAATCAAAGGGCTTGGCCCTGCAACAATTAATAAACTACAAGTTCTGGATTATCCTGAACTTTACGAACTAACTGTTGAGGATTTAACCATAAGTCTAGGCAGTCAAAAGTTAGCTGAGAAACTCTATGATGAATTAGAAAAGTCTAAGAGTAGCAAGTTGGTCGATATTTTACCAGCTTTCTCAATACCACTTATTGGTCGGTCAGCTTCTCAAAAATTATGCGATAGAATATCACACATCGAAGATATTAGCGAGAAAAGTTGTACTGAAGCGGGTATCGGACCAAAAGCATCAGCTAATCTATTGGCTTGGCTAGAAGACGAATTTTATGGAAACAATTACATTGACAAATTACCTTTCAACTGGAATAACAAAATTAATAAGAAAAAAGAGGTCACAGGCGTCGTATGTATAACAGGAAAGTTGAAGTCATACCCAACAAAAGCACACGCACAAGCAGTGCTAGAGAATTATGGCTTTGTAGTGAAATCAAGTCTGACAAAAGACTGTACTCATCTAGTAAATGAGTCTGGAATTGAGTCAGCAAAAACACAGACGGCTCGTGACCGAGGCGTTTTAATAGTAACCAATTTAAAACATTTAATAGAGGAAAACTAAAAATGGCATTACCAAAATGGACAGACGAAAGAACACAACAATTAGTTGATTTCGTCGGTGGAGAAAGCCCTGTATCACAGGCAACAGTTGCAAACGCAGCTGACGAACTTGAAACTTCAGTTAGAAGTGTTAGTTCAAAATTAAGAAAAATGGGTTTTGATGTAGAACTAGCTTCTGCTTCACAATCTAAGTCTTTCACAGACGAGCAAGAATCAACACTTGCAAACTTCGTGCAAGACAACAGTGGTTCTTACACATATGCAGAAATTGCATCAAACTTTGAAGGCGGAGCTTTTACAGCTAAGTCAATTCAAGGTAAAATCCTTTCTATGCAACTTACAGAGCATGTTAAACCTGCTCCTAAAGTAGAAACTGTAAAAACTTACAGTGACGAGGAAGAATCACAATTTGTATCATTAGTTAATGATGGTGCATTTATTGAGGACATCGCAGAAGCTTTAGGCAGAAGCGTTAACTCAATCAGAGGTAAAGCATTATCTCTTCTAAGAGCAGGAGAAATCAATGCTATTCCTAAGCAGAAAGAAACCAAAGGTTCAAGCAAAGCTGATCCTTTAGCAGGTGTCGATATTTCTGACATGACTGTTGAAGAAATTGCTGATGAAATCGGCAAAACTGTAAGAGGCGTGAAAACAATGCTTACAAGAAGAGGCTTACAATGCTCAGACTATAATGGAGCTGCTAAAAAAGAAATAGGTTAATAGCCTATCCACTTTCGGGCGAGTAGGCTTTGTCTACTTGCCCTTTTTTGTATCAACTGGGAGAGACGGAATTGACACTTGAGAGTGCACTACTAAAACAAATCATCTATCATGGCGACTTTGAGACTTGGAATGGTCTTAAGGAACACTATTTTCCTGAAGGTGAGTACCGAAAACTATGGAGAGTAGTAGATAAGCATGTTCATAAGTATCATGCGTTACCAACATTTGAAGATTTAAAATTAGAAGTCCGTTCTAGAGAATTACAAGAAAAAATATATGCAATCGAGACTGTAGAAACAGATGTAGATTCCTACATACTACTAGACTATTTAAAAAATCAATTTACACAATCAGAAATACTTACAAAGATAGAGGACTACATTGAAACTCAAGTAGCTATATCAGATGCGCGTGAAAATATAGATTTACTACAAGAGATTGTAGTGCAAGTCGAAGATAGAGTAGATACTGCAGAAGATAATGAAAGTATGGAAACGATTGAACTCTTCGACAACGAAGATGATTTACAAAAGTTTTTACCATTAGGCTTGAACCAAGAGTACGATTTAGATTACACTTTCTCTCCCAAAGATCTAGTCGTAATCGGTGGTACAAGAGGCGGTGGTAAATCGTTCACTTGTTGTAATATTGCAGCAGCAGCTCACCAAAGAGACAAGTCTGTTCTGTATTTTACTATTGAGATGGACACGCGACAAATTCTACAGAGAATTTGCGCACTCGAATGTGGTGTGCCCACTAACAGAATTAAAACCAAAAATCTTTCTCCTTTGGAGTGGGACAAGGTTGCTGACTGGTGGGCTACCCGTTTTGAAAATGGAGAGGAATCCCTCACAGAATACAAAGGTCACAGAGATTTTGACAAATTTCACTACGCACTTACACGAAACAAACTAGCAAATATTCCACAGATAGACGTATTCTATGACCCTTCATTAACACTAGCAAAAATTATTAGCGTAGTCAGACAAAAACAAGCACAGTTACCAAATCTTGGTCTAGTAATAGTTGATTATCTAAACCAAGTACGAAGACATAATGCACCTGGCAGGTCGGGGCAGTATGACTGGACAGAACAAATAGAAATTTCAAAAGGACTAAAATCACTAGCACAAGAAAATAAAGTGCTAGTCCTTTCTGCTTTCCAAACAAACGAGAAAGGAGAAGCAAGATTTTCAAAAGGTATACTCGATGCTGTAGACGCAGCTTACAGTATACAACATTGGGGAGACTCAGAGCCGTGTATCAAGTTCAAATGTGATAAAATGAGAAATGGAAAAGCAGAAACATTTGTTTCTGAAATGAACTGGGACACATTAAAGATTGGTCCGCACACTGCTATAGACCCTGATGAAAAAGCAGAATTAAAAGAAACAATGACAACAGGCGAGGACACTTACGATTTATGATAATGTATACAGAAAAACAATTACAGGAAGCATGGATATTACATTGTGCAGAAATACTATATCACAATGAAGAAAGTAAAGTTAAAATAAGTGTTCCTACAATGGAAGAATTTAGACCAATATATGAAGAAGTATTAGAGGACATATACAATGGCGTATGATAGAGTTAATAGAGAAACAGCAGAATTAGTGCCATTACCACCACATACATGGTATAAAAGAAAAATAGGGTGGTTATTAGAACAAGAAAAAGTTAAAGAAAATATTAAAGGCGTACCACTAAACGAGAGGTTAGAAGAAAGTTTGGCAGTCGACGGAGTAAAATCTCCCATACTCTGCATGCCAAACTGGTACCCTATTGCAGGAAGTCAAAGACTAAGATGTTTAGTTAACTTGCCTGAATTACACGAACAAGAAATAGATGTATGTAGATTTGATAAAGAATGGTGGTTAGTATTTTATTTATGGGGGCAAAAAGAAGAAAGAGATAGAATAGTTGCTATATATTTTCAAATGCTAGAATTAGTATGGAAATCAATGTATTATGAAGACACCACCGATTCTCTTGGAACAGACTACAAAGAGTTTGAAAAGATAGGAGACGAGTTAAAATGGAAACACACAAAATAGATATAAAATTTATTGATAATTTCTTAACTTATGAAGAATGTAAATATATAAAAACAAAGTTTTTTGAATTAGAAGATTATATTATAGAAAACTTTAGTACAAAAAACAACTATCATAATCTAACATCGACTTTTGAAAAATTTAACTGGTTAGATGAATTGCCATTTTTAGTAGATAAACTGAGTACACTGTTTGATGAACCAACATATGTACAGTGCTGGGGTAATATACTTAGACCAAACCAAGGAATACCGTGTCACGCACATACAAACACAGGCGTACATTTTCCTGTAGGAAACATCTTCATTTGGGGAGACGAAAAGACAGGAACTATGTATGGAGACAAAGTAATAAAGAATAAAATAGGACAATTAGCATTATTTAGTTCTTTAATACCACATAGTGTACCTATAAACAGTACAAAGATTCCTAGATTAAGTATAGCGTTTGACGCATATCCTGAGAATATGTCGAACAAGTTATTAAGAAAAATAGAAGGCAGCAAACATGAATATAGAGGGAATGATGAAAGAGAGGCAGGATATATAGGGAACAGCAAAACTGTCGGAAAATATCTAGCCAAACACAAATTTGCTACAGCCAAGAAACTTAAATGAAGGTAAGGAAAGAGAAAATATATCTTGACATGAGGTTAAAATTTTGTTATAATATAATATATTTTGATAAACATAAGGAATAAATGACAGCTGAAGAACTATTAATCGACAAAGGTATTACCTTCACCCTTTCGGGGAGGGATGCAAAAATACAATGCCTGAATCCAGAGCATGACGATAATAACCCTTCGCTGCGTGTTGATAGAATAACTGGCATATTCCATTGTTTTTCATGTGGATATAAAGGAAACTTATTTACTTATTTTGGCGCACCAGCTTCTCCATTAGAAGTTCGTATGCACAGAATAAAAGAAAAAATACAAAAAGTTAAAAGCGAAACCATTGGTATACAACTCCCAAAAGACCGTATGGCATGGCATGGTGGAGATTTTCGTAATATATCTGAGGAA